CGCCAGCGGCAACGATAGGACCTTGTGTGGTCGACACGGCGCCAGCGGCTGTGATCCACACGGCAAACAAGCAGGCTTGCGAGTTGCCCAAGGCGGTGCCGGCCGTGAAAGGCAGGTTGTCGGTAGCAGCTTTAGACTTGAAAATACCATTGCTTGTGTAAGTCAAGGTGTTCGCAGTCTTGAAGGTGTTAGCGTCGGTGCCTTCGGCCAAGCCGGCGGCGGGGAGGGAGAGGTAGCCACTATTGGCTTGTTCGATGTTGTATGACATGATGAATTTCCTTCAAGAAGATTAGGAGACAGTTGCTGAGAACGGAGTTGCTTCCGTGCCAGTCGCAGCGGTGAACACGCGCACGGCGAAGGTGCCGGCAATTGCATCGATGATCTCGATGTGATCGCCAGCAAGGCCGCCCAGTGTTGTGCCGTTGAGGGTGATGGTGTCGCTCGTGGAAGTCGTGGCATAACCCAAGACCGCCGCCGCGCTATCGCTGATAACAAACGCTCGGCCAGACATCACGTCAGTAGCATTGTTCACCTTGATGGTGGTGCTGTTTGATGTGATGGTGGTGCCAATGACGAATCGGTAGACAGAACCAGTGCCGGTCGCATTTGGCAGGGTGACTGCACATCCTGCTGCGGCATTGATAACCATCGTGCGACCGCCGTTGACTTCGCGGGTGCAAGTCAAAGCGCCAGTGACTTCGACTGTCGGGGTGGCCTCCACCGCGCCGACCACGTCACCTGTTAGCACTCCGTTGTTCAGAAGGCTGTAATAAGCTGCATTGCTCATGGTGTGTTCCTTTAGTTAGGACGGGGCCGGGGTAACCCAGCCCCTAGTCATTACAGGGCGGTCACACCGGCTTCGATACGGGCCATGAAGGCGTCGTTCAGACGCACAGTCGCGAACCATGTAGAAGCACCCACGTAGCCGAATTGGCCCAGCGGGTTGGCGTGGTTGGTCTGTGATGCTTTGAGGACCACAGGCTTGATTGCAGACATGCCCTTCAGAGCGACTTGGCCCCAAGCGTCTTCACCAATGATGATGAATGGGTACACGTCGACGTTGGCAGCGCCAACCGACAGCATGCCGCTCGAGCCAACCGAAGCGCCGGCAGCCAAGAACGATTTCAACAGGGGTGAGCTGATGAATCGGAAGTCTTCGCATGCACCGACTTCGCGGTCATGGATCGGCTTGAACGAACCGTACTCTTCAACCCGGGTGAAGCCGGGCAGATTACGGATGTCGCTGACAGCGTCAGTGTGGCAGAACACCACGTATGCAGGCTGCACAGCCCGAGTACCGAAGTTGACACCGGGAGCCAGACGACTGGTTACACGACGCGAACGGTTGGACTCGAGGGTACGAGCCGCTTTACGAATTGCGTTCAGGCTGATGGCCGTGTTCACAGCGGAGCGGCTGGAGCCGTTCGCGTAGATCACAGTGGAGCCAGCCTTCAGCACCCCGTAACGAACCATCTCCATCACCTCGGCCAGAGTCTCGCCCGTGAGCTTGACCATTTCGCCGGGGATGTCGTCTTCGTACAGCTGCTCGACCTTGCTGGAGTACTTGAACAGCACGCCATATTGCTGGAGCTGAACAGACACGTCTTGGAACGAGATCGTGTTCGCGTTGGGAGTCACACCCTCAGCCAACACGAAGTTGGAAGCGGTGATGTCCGGTGTGCCGACGTAGCGGCTGGTGTTTTCAATCGTGGTACCCGCGGTCGATGCGCCAAAGGGCAGAGTACGACGAAACACCAAGGTGTCTGTCGAGTTCTGTGGCATCTCGCGTTGAGTACCGAAATCGCCCAGTACGGTGATGGGCTGGGCGTGCTCAAGCATGCCCTGTGCAGCGCGGATAAGGTTTCGCGATGCTACGGTGCCGTAATTTTGGATAGACATGGTCTAGTTTCTTTCTTTGAAAATTGAGTTAATAGCCGCGTTCTTTGAGCTCTCGCTCACGTTTCTTGGCTTCGTAATTCCACAGTTCAGTTGGTGACATGTCGCCAAGTGTTTTAGGCGGCGGCGTCTGGCCAGTTCGAGTTGTCGCGGCTGCAGCGAGACGTGCTCCGCGCTCTTGCCTGATTTCCGTAGCCGAAACCGATTTGGATGCGTTGAACAAGTCAAGCATCTTGATCGCGTCTCTGGCTGCCGAGCTGTCAGCGAGTGCTCGGGTATCAGGCGACTGCACGGTGAACCATTGCGCAAATTCAGTCGTGTTGACCGTATCGCGCCAGTTCTCGTACTTACCTTCTATCCGGGCTTCTTCCATGAGGCGCCCCATCTCAGCGCGGGTTTGTGCGACCTGCTGTTGAACGTAGCCTGTCACCTGTTCAGGTGTCAAACCTTGTTGCTGGCCACCCACCTTCGATGCGACGTATTCCTCCATCGCTCCTGCCCACTCGGGAAAATCCTGTTTGAGCTGGTCCCACTTTTCCGGGTTCTTGGCTGCGCTAACGATGGCTGTCTGCGAAGGCGCTTCTTGCGTTGCCGCTTGACGTGCCTGCTGAGCCTCTCGTTGCATCGCTGCCACGCGACCCTCGGTCGTTTTGACATGGTGCAGCAGTTGAGCATTTGCCTGTGCTAATTCATCGATCTGAGCCAATTTGGCACGGACCGTTGGGGATAGCCCAGCCAGCGGATCTTCCGGCTGTTCCAGTTGTTGTGGTTCAAGGTCTTGCGGCGTTTCCGGCGCATCGGCTAAAAGCTCTGTTGCGGACGAGCTATCGTCGACATCGAGCTTGGACGCCTCTTGGTCCCATAACTTCTGTGCTTCTTCCGAAGACAGTTGGTTTTCTTCCACTTTTTGCTCTCCAAATAAAGACCGCCTTTCGACGGCCCACTAAAAAGGCCAAGCGGGATTTACTCCGGCTCAACCACCACACCCCGAGTTGCCGCATTGGGCAAGTCGAGAAATCTTTTTAGCATGCGTATCTCACCACGCAACGCAGCTGTCTCTGTGTCGGAGAGGGCGACAGCGTCGTTCTTGGTTCTGGCCTGCTCAAGCTGGGCCTCTGCCCACTTGCGCAACTGGTGCCATGTGCTTGATGAGTAATCGGTCATAAAAAAAGCCAGCTTCAGGGGCCGGCTTCGGTAAATTTTGGGCGCACTTCGCCCAAAGAAATTCTATAACAAACTGTGGGTATTACGCAACAACTAAATTTCATGGGCTTTTTTTTGTTACAGCTTCACCGTCTGGTCACTGCCAGCCCCTGTGCTGAGATTGAACGTCGATGCCGCCGTCGCCGCGCCGGGAGTGTACGTTTGCCAGTCAGTGCTAGGCGGTGCAAAGCCGGCCGGAGCCGTGTACCGCTGGCCAGTCTTGGGGTTGTAGTAGTTTTGTGTGGCTCCCGTTTTGGCCTTTGCCGCGTCATATCTAAAACCGTAGGGGTTGTAAGGCGCAATGCTGGGGCCGCCAGTGTTGTTGCCCAGCGCCCCAATCGTTGGCGTCACGCCTGTAGGCAGGCCAACTTGCGCGTTCTGGCTAAACAGTTGCTGCTGCACCCCCGAAATCAGGCCGCCGGTATTGACATTGCCTGTCTCTGTGTTGGGCACGCTAAACGTCCCGGGGGTGGCGGCAAGGGGGTTGGCGGCAAGGCTGTTAGCTCCGGTCAATAGTCCAGCGCCACCGGATGCCACCGGAAGGTTGAGTTGTATCGGCGCAACCTGCGCGGTGCTGGTCGCAGCACCTTTAATCAGGCCGGGCGTTACAGCGGCTGAGGGTACTGTGGTGAGTTGGCCGGCTGTTGTTGGCGGCGTAAACGTGGTGACTGGGACCGGGACCGACCCCTTACCCGTTGCGGAGTTGCCGCTGGCGTAGAAAGTCTCGCCCAGCCCGCCTTGGCCGCCGGGGTCATACCTTGTAGCCACGTCGTCAGGGGCGTACTTTGCCCTGTCCGCCACGGTGCTGACGCCGGCTTGATAGCCGGTAGTGTTTTCCTGAGCCAGCTTCTTTACAGCTGCGTATCCGCCGGCAGCATTGAATTCTGATGTTGGCACCCCGCCAACCTGAGACCGCCGCATCAATTCGGCTGCTTCATCAGGTGTTATTTTGGTTGCAAGGGCTGATGTGTCCACCTTGGCGTCGGCAAAATAGCTGCCCAATTTATCAGCACTAACGCCGGCAGCCCTTGAAAGATCCGCAAGGGTTACCCCGCTCGCGGCTGCGGTTGCCGCAAGGGCTGCCGGTTTTAAAATGTTTTGATTAACAAGTGCTTTGATTTCGGCGTCTGAAAGTTTTGTCGCCATGGTTTCTCCTTAGATTCCTGAACCAGTTTTGAGAGCCAGATCTCGCTCGGCGGCGAACAGCTCTTTGCGACTGCGCTCCTTCATCGCGGTGTCGGCCAGCTGGGCTTTGATTTTCTCGAGGCTGATGTTCTGCGAGTTGGATAGCTTCAGCATCTCGATCTCGCGAGTCATCTCCAGCTGCATGATGCGCAGGTCGGCCTCTTGCGCAGCAATCGCTTGGCGCACTTGCAGCTCTTGCAAGTCGCCTTGGTTCTGGGCTTGGGCCTTCTGCATCTCAGCCTCTGCACGCATCTGAGCCACGGCCATGGCCGGGTCGGGCGCCGGGCCTTGAGCGGCTGCCTGCTTCTGCGCTTCCTTGATCTGCTCGATCTCCTCTTCCGACTTGAACACCTCGGCCGGGTCGATGTGCTGGGCCTGCAAGGCTTTCTCAAACAGCTTCTGGGTGTCGAGGTACATGCCGTAGACCGGGTTGGCGCCAGCTGCAAGCAGGTTTAGGAAAGACTGGTTCTGGATGTCACGGACCACCAAGGCGCTTGAGCCGCGGGCATCGATCGAAAAATCGCCCTTGATCTCCTCGTCCTCGTTGTACATCATGTTGTAGTCGTAGTAACGACGGATGTGAGGCTTGGTGATCATGTCGTCGAACTGCTTGACGAGCCTGCGCAGCACCACGTTGGCGCTGTTCATCAGCATCTGCATGCCGCCGACGGTGTCAGGGGCCGCGCCCTTCTCGCCCTGCATGATGGTCGGCACGCCGGTCTCGGCGTCCGCCAACTCGGTGGCCATCTTGATGATGCCGGCCAGCTCGACTTGGTGCGAGTTGAACTCGAAAGTCGAAAACGCCTTGCGCACGTCGTCGATGTCGTCGGTTGCGTACCAGATCTTGCGTGCTGACAGCTGCCACTGCTTGTCGGCCGGCTGGATGGCGCCGGGCTTGATGACGATCTGAGGGCCGCTGGACACGCCAGCGTTGTCCATCATCTGCCGCCAAGCTGCGTTCAAGACCTTCTGCTGCGAACGCATGAGGTACGGGATCCCGTATCCCCAAACCGTGCCGGCAACCTTCTCCCAGACGTAGAAGTCGTATGGGATGTCGCCGTTTTCCAATGGGTTCAAGAACGCCTTGACCACGGTGTCGTTGATCATGACCACGCAAGCGCTGGTGCTGCGCAACTCGTCCTTCTCGCCTACGCTGACGCCAGCGGACTCGAGGTCGTCGTGGTCCACCTCGCCCCAGTAGGTCCACTTTTCGTATGTCAGCCGGGTCATGTCTCGCTGGTCTTCGTCGGTCAGCTCGCGCAGGGTGGCTGACTGCTTGGGGCCCTCTTCGAGCACCTTGCGCAGTTGGGGCTTGAGGAAGCCGGGTTGCTTGGCCAGATCTCGGATCTGCTTGGCCGTAACCTGTTCCCTCTCGTAGATGCCCTTGCCGTTGTGTATCGTTTCGCCGCAACCCGGGTCTGGCCAGACGTTGCGCGGGTCAACCCTGAACGATGCGGGGCCGATCTCCTGCACGATCTCGATTTGATGGACCGTCTCGCCTGTGCTGTCTGTGATTGGCTGCCAAGCCTTGCGAGTGCGGTTGGTGACGATTGGGCCCTTGATCACTCCGGTGCCGAGCACGGCTGTGTCGTGGATCACTTTGCGCAACTCGCCGTTGTAGCTGCACTCGACCAGCTGGTCCTCGATCTCGGTCTCCATGGCCTTGGCCTTCTTGTTGGCCTGCTCGAGCACAGCTTTGACAACGTCGCGCACGCGGGCCGGTTGCCCGTCTTCGCCCATGATCGGCTGGCCCTGCTGGTCCATCGCCGCTTTGTTGTCCTTGCTCATGCCCATCAACTCTGGGTCCGGCGTAGGCTGGATGCCCCAGTTGCGATCGTCGGTTGGCAGCAAAATGTCTGCAAGCCGGGCCTCGGCCGCATTGGTCTTCTGCCGCGTCATGCCGATGAAGACCGTTGATCGGTGGGGCTTGGCGTTCTGAGTGGTGACAGGGTAGCCCTGTTCCACGCTGGTCATCATCTGGCTTGCTGCCTTGTTGATGTTGTCCTTGCCGTTGTACTGATCCTCGTCCTCGATCCAGCGCTTGTCGACTCCGTAGGATCCGCGCGAGCGAATCCACTCGTCACGCTGACCGCTAAGCGAAGCGCCGAAGGACTGCAGCTTCTCTGCCTTCTTTCGTTGCTGCTCTTCGGGGTCTACGAACTCGACCTCGATTTGTGGAGGTTGGTTGTGCATGTCTGTCCTCAGCTTAGTAAGGTGCTTTGGCGTAGCGTGCGTGGATGGCCAAAGTGCAGTCAATCGCAACGCTTGTGCCGCTGGTAACTGCGGGGCGAACCCACGCTGGGTTCTCTTGGCTGGTGTGCAAAGCGGCAGCGGTGTAAGCCATGTTCGTTGTGCCGCCGCGCTGGGTCATTGGGTGCCAGTTGACATTGTCATTGGAGCCTTGCCACGTAACCGTGCCGCCGCCAAAGGTGCCTGACACTTGGCAGCTTAAATCGGCTGCGTAGGCAATAGGCACGCCGCCGCCAACGTCGTTGGTAGCCAAGTCAGCCCATGAGGCAAGGACCACGCCGGGGACTGAATTGCGATCGATTGTTGCTGCAATAGTAGCCATGAGAATTTCCTCTGTTAGGGTTAATCAATACCCGGTGACCGGGTCGAATACGTTGAACTCAAGCGTCGGGGCCATGCGGCCAGATCGCATTCGGCCCGCGGCCTCTTCCTGTGTCTTGGCGTGGCGTCGCATCATCATTGCGTAACGCGTTGCTGACATCAAGTCGTCGCTGATTTTAACGACCATGCCATCCTTGCGGTGGTACAGCCGGAACTCCTCGAACCAGTCCTCCAGATGTGAGAACACCCGAAGGCGCATGGTCTGCATGCGTGTCAGCATCTCGGACAGGCCGGCCTCGACTCCGTTGCTTCCGTCCTCGAAGGTGGCCCGGCTAGACATCATGTTCAAGCCTTGGTCCTTGTACTGCTTGGCCAGCTGCTCTCCGCTGCCGCCCTTGTCCCGCTGCAGGCCGTCGTGCGGCCATGCAATCGGCACCCAGTCGCCGCGCGAACGCACGGCCATCGAGTGCCCAGCGATGCCGGGCTCACTGCGTCTGTAGCAGTCGGTCACGTAGAGCGTGTCGCTGTCCTTGTCCCAAGCCATCCAAACGACGGCCGTCGGGTGATCGACACCGAAGTCGATCGCCGCAAGTCGTGCCCAGTGAGGCGGGATCGGGAATGCCCGGATCTTGATCGCCTCCTCGACCACTGGGAAGACCCGGCCAGATCCCAGAATGGGGATGCCCTTGGCCCGTGCTTCGCGCTCATGCTCAGGGTAGCTGGCGATGATCGCATCGGCCTGCTCCTTGGTGTAGTGCTCGGCGTCGCTGATCGTCATGTTGGTCACGGTCGATGACGCCGGCTTCTCCAGCAAGAATCGCTTGACCACTTCGGACATGCCGAGCAAAGGCGTAAAGGTCACGAAAACCTGACCGGCCACAGCTTGTGTACGGGTCAGGCCCTCAGAGTAAATCGGCAGAGGTGGCTCTTCGTCGAACCACACCAAGTCGACAGTGTCGGCTTGCCACTTGGTGCGGCCTTGGTCGTAGCTGTTGAACTGGATCACCGAGTCCTCGCCGCACTCGTGGCGGACCACAATGCTCGAGACCGCGTCGGGCACGCCCTGCTTCATTGACGTATCGCGAACGCAGTCAAACGGAATGGCGCCGGTGCCCCACTCCTCGCGCATCTCTGGCGGACCGAGCAGCAATCGCTGAATACCCTTTCGGGTCAACTCGGCCGATTCGGACCCGACCATGCACCGGATGGCGTAGTTGTACCGCCGCCCCTTCCACCAAGACGGATAGCGGCCCGTCGTGTGCATCGCGACCTCGAATGCCCCGGCCCAAGTCTTGCCAAGCTGGTTGCCGGCCATGAACAAGCGCTCACGGAACCCGGCGCCGGCTGCATGGAACTCACGCTGCTTGGCGTAGGGCGCATAGGTCAACAAGCGGTTGCGCTTGGCCCTGATGTCCTTCAATCGCAGGAGCTCGTATAGCTCTCGCTTCTCGTCATCGTCCAGCAGCTGAGTGTCGATTCGGTCGAGCTGGATCATCGAGCCGCTTTCGCGAGAAGCATGTTCAGTCGTGCGTCAAGTTGATCGCTTGTCAGGTCCAGACTGCCGGACATCTTAACCTCGATGCTCTTGAGCTTCGGCTGGGTGTACTGCAGGAACTCGTTCAGCGTTCGCATGCGAGTGTCGACGTCCAGCAGTGGCACCATGATCGTCTTGCCTTCGTGGTCAAGCACTGGGTACCCGCCGCGCATCATCGGGATCGTGGCCTTCAAAGCCTTGGCGATCTCCACCGCCGGATCGAGCCCCTCCTCGACGCATGCCTCGACCACGGCCTTGAGATTGATCCGCATGTCGCGGCCCTTCTTCTGGCTGGTGATCTGCTTCGCATGTGTGCGGCCAGTCTTGGCTGCGGTCGGAAACGCCAGATCATCCATGGTCGCCATCTTTGGTGGCGCCCCGGCTAGATCGGAATTGCGACTCGGGTTTCGTCTACTTGCCATTCTTCATCGCCCCTCTTACAAGGCCCTCGTTGCGTGCGCTGATTGCTCTGGCCTTGCTCTTGGCGTCGGCTTTGCTGCTGGCTCCCCAAGCGTTGAGGCTGAGAAGCAATCGCGTCGGCTTGCCATCTTTGCGCTCAGGGCCGGGCATGCCGCCC